AATAAAGTCAGGAATATAGGTCTGCCGTAAAATCGTTCAGATCGAACTTAAGCGCTTGCGCCCTACCTGACTGATGCTACGCAGGAATGTGGGGAGGTGATTGATTTGGCACAGGGAAAAATTTCGCGTTTTTGGCTGAAAGGCGCGTTGCTGTTGAGTTTGCGCCATTTTTGCAAAAAAATTCGTTTTGCGAATTCTGCTCCGTGAATGATTAGGATTTGCGTATTTTTTGTCATAAGTCGGATTAGGAATGATTGGGTGTTAAACGGAAATTATTGTTAACGCTTGCTCATTACCCATCGATAAACTTTTTCGACGTCGGCATCGGAAAGCATCGTTAATGAATCCTTGCCGAATGTCGTCATCATGTAAGCTTTACGCTTATCCTGAATGCCAAGTTCGTTAGAGCGGCTTTGAATTGCGGTGATGCGGTCGCTGCGCCATTTTGTCGACTTGGTTTTTGCCGAAGGGCTGGCATTTAGAATTGAAATCTGCCGGATCAGCCATTTTTCAACCGTTTCATATTTTTCGGCCGGTATTTCATGGTAGCTGTTGACTTTGGCTTGTTTATTCACCGCCGACCATGCGGCCGCAAACGATTTTTTGGTTGATTTTACTGCATTATGCAGCTCTATCCATTCCTTCACGAGAGCTTGAAGGCGGGATTTTTGTTCGGCGGTGATGACGCCATCGCCCGTTTTGACTTCCACTTTTCGGCGATGAATGACCTGTTCGGTTTTGATGATCGTATTGCCGATGCCGTTGCCATCCCCATTCCCACCATTGATATTGATTGTCAGCGTTTGAGGCGCTTCTTTTTTGTCTTCATCCCTGTCTGTGTCCAATAAGTCATTAATTTTTTGAAGAATTTTGATTTTAGGATCGTTCATTATTTTCCTTTAAGCTACCAATTTAAGAAACCTTTCCACCGTCTCTTCTTTGCGCGTGCCGGTGTCCAGGCAGTATTCGTAGATCAACTGAATTAGCGTGGCCTTGCGGGTCGCGTCCAGCTTGATCCGTCTGCGCGCCAGGGCCGCCTCTACGCCTTCAATCACATAAGTAAAAACCTCCATGTCGATCGGCGAAGGCGCTGCAGGCGCTTCGTTTAACAGCATTGGGCCTTGCCCTGTTAAAAGCCAATTGGCATTCATTCCTGCGCGCACAAACGCTTCCATCGCATCTGCCCCGGGTTTACTTATATCCATTTCGTACTTTTGATAAGTGCTGATGGACAATCCAAATAAGGAGCGTGCGCCATCCTGTTTAAGATTTTTTCGCGCTCTCCATTCCTTCAATCTTGCCCCGATACTCATGCGGCAATTGGCGCGGTCAATTGCCGCAAAAATGGAAATTTAATTGCCGCGCGCGCGGCAATTGTATGCGTATGATTTTTATATAAAAATTGCGGTTTCATAAAATATTCCATATTAGGCAATTGCCGCGCGATAAAAACAATCCAGATAAGGCTGTTTTTATCGTTGACAAGTATCCAAATTAGGAGTGTAATGTTCATGCACTAAACAACCAGAGAGATTTTTTTAGCATGAACACAATGCCCCCAAAAAAAGCCAGTCCCGGCGTCGAAGAGGACGTTCACGACTGGCACCCTGCCGATGTCATCGCCGCCTTGCACAAGGCCGGCTGGACGTTGGCATCCCTGGCCGAACATCACGGGCTGACGACAGGCCAGACGTTTTCGCATGCGCTGCGCCGAAGCCTGCCGGTTTCGGAAAAACGCATTGCGGACGCCCTGGGCATTCACCCCAAGGACATCTGGCCGAGCCGCTACCACGCGAACGGAGAGCGTAAATTACAAGGTTTTCACGCCATTCAGTCTACTAGAAGGAAATCTGGTGTCAATGGCAAAAAACAGCCCGTAAATCGCCATGAAAGCGCGTGACCCATTGACTGTCGATCTGTTTGACGTGCCGATCGAGCGCGCGGCGAAACCCGGCGCATTAGATATAGGCATGCAATTTCGTCACCTACTCAGCGAACAGGTGAAAGCATCGCCCTTGTCGCGGCACCAAATTGCGGCCCGCATGAGCGAACTGGTCGGCCATGAAATCACCAAGCACCAATTAGACAGTTGGACGGCTGAAAGCCGCGAAGGCTGGCGTTTTCCGCTGGAGTATCTGCCGGCGCTGGAAGTGGCGCTGGACACGCACGATCTGTTGGCCTGGCTGGCCGATTTGCGCGGCGCGCGGCTGTCGGTTGGACGGGAGGCGTTAGAGGCCAAGCTGGGCAAGATCGAGTCCATGAAGGACGAGCTGCGCAAGCAGGAGTTGATGTTAAAGAAGCTATTGGGAGGTAAGTATGACTGAAGTTAATGAATGGGAGATTCCCGCCAATTTTCAGGCATTGGTCGACAACTGGGTGCCGAGCGCCGATTTCAATACGGGATGGTCGGAAAGCTTTGCCTGTTACGAGCCTGGCGAGCCTTTGGTCGAGCCTACCGGGGTTAGCGGCGATTATCTCTGGGGCTGGTGGGTCGGCGCCGCCGACGCGACGGTCTGGAGCGAAGGCTGGGATGCTTACCTGAATGGTATCAGGTATTGCCCTTATGCCGTGGGTTCGGAAGAAGAATACTTTCGCGAATATTGGCTGATCGGTTATGCCGATGCGATGAAATATGACGAGAGCAAGATTAATGAGCACTAAGCAGAAAACCGTCGCGCTGGCCGAAATCGCCGAAGCGATGGGCAAACACAAAAGTACAATTGAGAGGCAAGCGGCCTCCGAAAATTGGCAATACATCGAGGAAGCCAGCAAAGGCAAACACAAAAAACGGCTTTATCCGGTGGCCAAACTGCCCAAGGTGATTCGTCAGGCGGTGCAGGCCAAACTGGTGCAAGTGGTTTTGGCCGCGCCCGCGTCCAATCAGCCGCTGGCGGAAGCTTCCTCGCTGGACGCACTGAGCCTGACCGACCGCCAGCGCCACGTCAACGATGCGCGCCTGGGCGTATTGGCCGAGATCGAGCGAATGATGCGTGAGGGATGGATAAGCAAAGAACAGGCGATTCATGGTCTGCTGGCAATAGCGAAAACCGGATCGCTGGAGCCGTACAAGCTGAACATGCTCAAAACCTCGCTGGATGGGCGCGGAGGCAAGGCAGATATGCCGAGCGTGCGGACGATCAAGCGCTGGTTCAGTGAGTGCGACAACTTGGCGCCCAAGGTGCGACAAAAGGATTTGAAATGGCATGTTTGGGCCGATGCATTCCTGGCCTGTTACCGGAAGCCGCAAAAACCTAGCGTGGAGATGGCCTATGCCGAGTTTTGCGCGAAATGGACAGGCGATCGGCCAAGTATTCACCAGGTCAAGTATTTCTTGCGCGATCTACCAAAAACCGAGAAGGAAAAAGGCCGCATGGGACCGCGCGAACTGAAAAGCCTCAAGCCGTTCGTGCGCCGCACCTTCGATGATCTATGGCCGAACGATGTCTGGTCGGCCGACGGCCATACGTTCGACGCCGAAGTGCAGCATCCGTTGCATGGCCAGCCGTTTCGGCCGGAAATTACCGGAATCATCGACATCGGCACGCGCTACATGGTCGGGTTTTCGGTGACGTTGAAAGAGTCGGCATTGACCACGGCCGACGCGCTGCGCAACGCCTGCGAACGCTCCGGCATTCCGGCGATTTTCTATGTCGACAACGGCTCGGGCTATGCGAATGACCTGCTCAAGAACGAATCGACCGGCATCCTGAGCCGCCTGGGCATCGAGGTGAAGCATTCGTTGCCATATGGATCACAGGCGCGCGGCGTGATCGAGCGGGTGCACCAAACCATTTGGGTTTCGCTGGCGAAAACGCTGCCCTCGTACATGGGCGCGGATATGGACAAGGAAGCCAAGCAGAAGTTTTTTAAAGAAAGTCGGCGTGGCGATAAAAATGGAGTGACTCGATTGCCGATCGGCTGGCGCGACTTCATGCGCTTATGCGAAGACGCGGTAGCCGGCTACAACCACCGCCCGCACGGCAGCCTGCCGAAGGCGAATGGTCGGCATCTGAGCCCGGCCGAATACCGGGCAATGAAAATGCAGACGATACCTGGCTATGAGCACCATGAAATTAAGCCAGAGGAGGCCTCTATCCTGTTCAGACCGCGCGAAACGCGCAAGGTGATTCGTGGCGAGGTGAGCCTATTTCGCAACCGGTATTTCTCGGACGCCCTGGCCGATTACCACGACCAGGAAATGCAGATCGGCTATGACATCCATGACGCGCAATGAGTCTGGGTATATGACGAAGACGGCCGCTTCGTTGCAAGGGCAGAATTCCGTGGCAACGATAAGGATTATTTTGCGACTCCGGTCGTCGTGCAGGCGCGGGATAAGCGGGCCAAAGGCCGGCTGAAAAATAATGAAAAACAACGGGACGAGATTATAGCCGAACACAAAGGCGCGGCAGCGCTGGAAGTGTTGCCGGTGCAAGAAATTCCGGGCATGCGGGCCGCGGCTCGCATCGTGGAAGAAAAGCTTTCGGCGAAAGTGGTGGCAGCCATTCCGCCGAAAACTGAACCCAGAGAACGCCATCAATTCTGGCTCAATCTGGATCAACGAGTAAGAGCCGGGGATGAACTCACGGAAGACTTGCTCGGTTTTCATAAAGGCTACGCCAACTCCCGTGAGCATGGGATTTGGAGCGCCTATTTCAACAACATCAAGCATGAACCTGACGACGGTTCAAGCCAAACAGGAACTTTATGATAGCAGAAATTCGAACTCCGGGCATTGCCGAAATCGGCAATATCTCCCAATGCCAAATGGCGATCGAGCGCGCGATGTCGCGCAGCGCCAACCTGCCCGGCCTGGTCTGCTTTTACGGGCCTTCGGGCTGGGGCAAATCGCTCAGCAGCAATTACCTGTGCAACACCCAGCGCGGCTATTACGTGCAGGTTAAATCGATCTGGTCGAAAAAGGTCTTTTTGAGCAAGATCCTCGGCGAAATGGGCATCAAGCCAGCGCACACCACCGGCGAAATGCTCGACCAGGTGTGCGATCAACTGTCCGCCTCCGGTCGCCCCTTGGTGATCGACGAGATGGACCACCTGGTCGACAAGAACGCGGTCGAGCTGGTCCGCGACATTTACGAGGGCAGTCAGGCGCCGATTTTGATCATCGGCGAAGAGCAGCTGCCGCAAAAGCTGAAAAAGTTCGAGCGTTTCCACGGCCGCATCCTGGCTTTCGTGCCCGCCTTGCCGGTTACCGTGGAAGATGCGCGGCGGCTGGCGGCGGTTTATGCGCCCGGCGTGCAATGCAGCGACGACCTGCTGCAGCATCTGGTGCGGGAAGCGCACGGCTCGGTTCGCCGGGTTTGCGTCAATCTGGACCAGGCGCGCGAGGAAGCAGCCGCGATGGGCGTCAATGCGATCGATCATGCGTGGAGTCAAAAACAGGGCGTCAAGTTCTACACCGGCGAAGCGCCGAGGCGGAGAGTGTGATGCAGGTGAAAATTCGAAGAAAAATGCACGCTGCAGGACTTCATATTGATGCCGGTCTTTTAAACGGCAAGATGACTGCGCGCCTTGTTATTGCTAATTCTGACGCCGGTGGGAAAGTCGTTACGGAGCTTTTTTTGAATCTAAGGGAAACGATCGCCGTGAAAGATGCTTTGGAAAAGGCTATTGGGGATTTTGTTGATATGGCCGTCAAGGAGGGGGATTAACGTGGCGTTGATTAAGACATTTAAGGACCACGCGATCGACGAACTCGGCTATCTCTCGATCAGCGAGGAGCATATTGACGGCGCGCATTTTTACGGCGTCAAGATGATGGATGCCGGCACGCACGAAGTGCTGGCGGTTTACGCGCTGGGCCGGAACGAGGCGCGCGGCCTGATCACGATGCTGACCGCATTGCTGGCGACGGAGGTGCCGCCGCATGTCCATTAATAATAGAAAACCAGTGCACCTGGAATACGCCGGCGGCAAAAGCCCGCGGCAGCAAATTTGGGAGAAAATTCGGAGTTACCAAGGCAAGACCTTTACCCGGCTCTACCTGATCGGCGATTTGCCGGGCACGATCGCCAAGGACACGACCAAGACCTACGTAAAATCGCTGGTCGCGGCCGGTTATCTGGAGGTTAGAGAGGGGCCGCTTTACCGGCTGGCCAAGGACAACGGCGTCGAAGCGCCGCGCATTCGGGTTGACGGTTCGCCCGTCACCCAGGGCCGAGCCCAGGAGAATTTATGGCGCACGCTGCGTACCCTGGCCCATCCGGTCACCTATCTGGAGCTGGCGGCGATGGCGACTACCGACGAGCATCCGGTTGCGCCATCCTTCGCCCGCGATTACCTGGGCAACCTGGACAAGGCCGGCTATCTGCTGCAACGCGAGGGCAAGAAATATCAGCTAAAACCGGCGATGAACACCGGCCCAAGGCCGCCGATGGTGCAGCGGATCAGCCAGATTTACGACCCGAACCTCGGCAAGGTGGTGTGGAGCAAGGGAGGCGACGATGAGTGATCCGCGCCTGGTACAACTGCAACGCGCCGTCGCCGAAAGCTCGGTTACGGCGGTCGCCAGCAAGCTCGGCATTCCGCGCTGCACGGTCAGCCTGGTCAACGGCGAGAAGTATCCGGCCAACCCGGAGAACATCCTGCGCCGCTTCGACGAGGTGTGGAACGGCATCGACTGCCCGCATTTGGCGCGGCAATTGACCCGCGCCGAATGCGACGCCTTCAGCGACCGGCCCCGGCCCAATCAACCGCTCGGCCTGCAACACTGGCGCGCCTGCCAGGCTTGCCGGCACAACCCAAAACGTGAGGAAAGACCATGACAGCGATACAACACCGACCCGCGATGCGCGACACCATCGACAACGCGCTCAAGCATCTGGAAACACTGGAAGCCGCCGGCTTCCAGGTGATCGGCTATCACGTCTGCGGCCCGCAGCCCACGTTTACGGTGATGCCGATTGCCGAAGTCAAGCAACCCCTGGATTACGCGGAGGACAACCATGAAGACCAATAAATGCAAGCACCCCGAAATCACGCTGGTGCGCCGCAAGGCCAAACAGGCCGCCGACGCACTGCTCGATCTCGCCGGTTTGGGCGTGGAAGTGCTCAGCGTGCGCTTCGACAAGACGGAGCCGGTGATCGAGGTCAGCTACTGCCGGGGCTGCGATCAGATCCACCATTCCGGCACCGGCCGCGGCCGCAGCAATGACGGCACGGTGTACGTCAAGCGTGTCGCCCACATGCGCGGCTGCGTGGTCGAGTGGAACGTGGAGGCGATGGCATGAGGCGCCATAACCCGTTGCCGTTGGCGATCGCGGCGAGCCTGGTGTGCTGGCTGCTGATATTTCTGCTGCTGGCCAGCGTGCCGGCGGTCAGCCTGTTAATCGATTTACTGTTAGAGATGGAGGAATGATGGCGAAGGCCACACGATTGAAACAACCGGCCCAACAGGCCGCCTACGTGCCGCAAAACCGCGATGAATGCGCCGAGATGATCAACAAGATCGGCTATATCAGCCGCGAGATCGAGGGCATCAACATGGCGATGAACGACGAAATCGCCAAGATCACCGACGCTTACACCGGCAAGGCGACCGCGCAGGAGCTGATCCTGAAACAACTGCGCGAAGGCGTGCAGGCCTTTTGCGAGGCCAACCGCGGCGCCCTGACGCACGGCGGCAAGAGCAAAAGCGCCGATTTTGTGACCGGCACGGTGCAATGGCGGCAGCGTCCGCCCTCGGTGCGGATCAACGGCGCCGACTCGGTGCTCGAAACACTGGCCCGGCTGGGGCTGAAGCGCTTCATCCGCAGTAAAGAGGAAATCAACAAGGAGGCCATTTTGAACGAACCTGCCGCCGTGGCCGGCGTCGCGGGCATTTCCATCAAGACCGGCGTGGAAGATTTCGTGATCACGCCGTTTGAAAACAATTTGTGAGATAACCATGACCAAAAAAGACCTAATTCAAAAACTGCATGAAGCCGGCGAAGGCGAAACCAAGGCGGCGATCGAGCGCATCCTGATCCATCTGGCGCGGATCGTCGCGGCCGAGCTTGTCAACGCGGGCGAAATCACCTTGCCCGGCATCGGCAGGCTGCACGTCGACGAGGTCGCCGCCCGCAAGGGCCGCAACCCGCAAACCGGCGCGGAAATCGACATCCCGGCCAAAAAGCGCGTCAAGTTTAAAGCCACCAAGGAGCTGGCCGACCATGTCAACGTCTGACGAAAAAGCCACGCCGGAAAAACTGCGTGCCAGCGCCAAGCGGATTAGAGAAGGCGCGCAATACGCAGACCGCAACGAGGTTCGCGAACGTGAGCTGAGTTTGGCGCGCGAGATCGAATCCAGGGCGGACGAGCTCGAAGCCCAGCAGGCGGCGCAAGCCGAGTAAACCCCAACGGACACGGACGTCCACCTTTGCGGAGAAACCATGCAAACCAATGAAAACAAAGGCGAGATGACGCTGGCCGCGCTGGCCTCGCATCTCGGCATCGAGCCATCGCACATCAAACGCACCGTCAACGCCTGGCGCCAGCGGCGGCCGGACCTGCCGTTTCCGGAGCCGGTGCGCCGGTTTCAGCGTTTCGACACATACGACAGGGACGAACTGATGGCCTGGGTCGACGAGGTCGCGCCGAGCAAGCATCGCTATTTCAACGCGATGGCTCAGCGCTTCATTCGCGGCGAGTTCGACCGGACGGCATTGCAGCAGGAATACCAAATGAAGAGAATCCGCGCCAAACACGGGTTGAGACTGCGCCATGCCGCCTAAATCCGACCGCTTCAAAACCGCCGAACTGGCGAAGATCCACATCGCCAAGAAGGAGCTGGGCATGGATGACGGCACCTACCGCGCCATGCTCAAGCAGGTCGCCGGCGTCGACTCCAGCAAGGATCTATCCGCCCAGGGCCGCGCCCTGGTGCTGGAGCATTTGAAAAAGGCCGGATTCCAGGGCAAGCATCCCGGCAAGCCGAACAACCTGCCGTCCAGTTCGCCGCGCTCGGCCAAACTGGGCAAGATCGAGGCGCTGCTGGCCGATGGCAAATTGCCTTGGGCTTATGCGGTGGCGATCGCCAAGCGCATGTACGACAAGGAGCGGCTGGAGTTTTGCGGCGACGACGAGCTGACCGGCATTATCACTGCCTTGGTGAAAGATCAGAATAAACGAAAACTGGAGCACTAATGAAACGCGAGTATGACGTGTACTATCGTTTGCATAAGCAACATTCTCAATATCTTGGGACAATCAAATCAGCAAATGCATGGTACGCATTCAAAAAGGCTCGTCAAATGTTTTCCGAAGAATGGGGCCATAGCGAGTTAGAAGAGTTTTATGTCACAACTGGAAAAGTTCCGAACGTCGAACTTAAGGGCTTAAGGATTGGCAATCACGGAGGCGCTAAATGAGCAAGAAGCGCTTCATTCAGGCGGTCGTGATCCGCTCATTGCCCGCCCACGGAAAACTGACAGAAGCCGTGCACTATGCGGAAAACCTGTGGGAAGGCCTGACCCAGCTAGGCTACGGCGCCGACAAAGGCGAACCGCGCGACAGCCGCGACTTTTATGCCGACCTGAACGAGCGGCAACGGCGCCTGTTCGTGCAGTTCTGGCGCGCCTTCGATTACAAAAAGGACCGCAACGGCGCGGCGATGCGCTGGGGCCAGTTGGGCAACATGAGCGACGCGCAGGCGAAACTAATCATCGACGCGGCGCGCAAGGAAGCGCAGAAACAACTGCCGCCCGGTCAGGCGCGCAAGATGGCGCAGGGCTGGCTGTTCGAAAAGCGCTGGCTCGATTACGCGCCGGAGCCGGCCGCCGAGCAACGCCGGCAAAATCATGCGGTGCAAAGCCTGGCCGCAGAGCTTGAGCATGTTAAACGCCTGTACGAGCTGAAGCCGAACGAGGCATTGTTAACGCAAATCGAAAAGCTCGAAGCGGCGATCGCCGAGGCTGCTGCTCGTGGCTAAGTTCGATCACGTCGACCCGGGCCTTTTGCCCAGCCGCATCGCCGACCTGGTCGATGTGGTCGGGCCGAAGGCCGCCTTGACGATCGTCGAACTGCGCGGCGGCGCGCGCCTGTACGTGCCGAGCAAAGCCACGGCCGAGCATTGGCTGGCCGAGCACATCGGCATCGAGGCATTGCAACAGCTGAGCAAGATTTACGGCGGCGAATGGATGGAGGTAGACCGCTGCGCGGCCCTGCTCCGCGCCGCTTTTGAAGCGAAGGTGGTCGCGGAATTCGACCGCGGCGCCAGCAATTGCGAGCTGGCCCTGCGCTACGGCTACACCGAGCGCGGCATCAGGAAATTGCGCCGGCGCGTGGAAGAGCGCGAGCCGTCGCCGAATTTGGATTTGTTTGAAGAATTATGAAAATCGGCATTCTGATCAGGCCGGGCAGTTGCTGGATCGGCGCGCACTGGTCGGCGTATAACCGGCGCCTGTGCATCAACCTGCTGCCCTGCGTGACGATTTGGATCGTAATACCCGGAGGCAAAACCCCGTGAATGCGCATGTAATCGATTATTACTGGGCGTGGTGCCATTATTTCGCCGGCCAGGGCGATTATTACCGGCAGTGGCTGTATTACACCAGGGCAAAACGGGAAGAAAGTTCGGAGTGGAAAGCGCGGTAAACCGCGCGATTTTAGTTATTTATGCCTTGTATCATTGACAAGCAGGGAATGTTGCACGTTAAATCATTGGCTTTTTAGCTGTGGAGATGCAAATGAAAAGAATCCTGTTGATGATATTAGGCGTTGCGTTATTTTCGGCGGCGGCGCCGGCTTCTTATTCAGCTGAAATCCAAGAGAAAGACCTCTTCTTGCTGTTTGGGAAAGCAAAGCAATATCGGAAGGATGTCGCGCATATGCTGAATGAACTTGCACTGCATTATCCGGCATGTCAGAAACGGATAGCCCCCAATACAGCCGGAATGTCGAAGGATAAAAGCAAGCCAGGCAATCCGTCGTTTTTCGTGCATTGCGGAGATGAGAATGTTCCTGAAGTCGTTCGATTTGATTTGGCCGACATTCGCGCAAATAAAATACCGGCAACAAAGATCGCCATCGATAGGAGCGCAGCGATCAAAATATGCATTAACGAAGCAAGGAGCAAAGCGACAATCCCATCATCCGTCGATTGGTCAGGGTTATCTGGCGTAAATTTTGATCCAAAGCTAAACGGAAACGCAGTTATGGGAATTGACTTTACCGCCGAAAACGCCATTGGCGGCGAGCAAAAATTTAAAATCTTTTGCTTTTTTGACGGGCAGGAACTTACCGAAGCGACTATCAAATCCGCCGATTGACAATAACGTTAGAACCCAGTCTAATCGGAGTTTTTACTTTGGAGGTGTATGATGGGGTTGCGTTTTAGAAATAGCATAAGATTAGCAAAGGGTGTCCGTCTGAATCTTGGCAAAAAGAGCGCCAGTTTATCGGTCGGCGTGCCGGGAGCAACATTGAATGTCGGCAAAAAAGGCACAAAAGCCACTGTCGGCTTGCCTGGTACCGGAGTTTCGTACACGACGGACGTAGGGAAAAATAGCAGGGGGGGGCGTCGAAGCAACTCGCCGAAGCCAACTGTATTTGAAACCGTGTTTAGTTATATTTTTACCGCCTGTGTGTTTTATGGATTGTATTACTGGTTGTTTAAATAAGAGCGCTTTACGCAGTTATGCTAATCGCGACGGATAAAGACCGGAAAGAATTTTAAGACAATTTGACAATGTAAAACCGAGAGGCTAGGCTATACGTGCGCCGCAAAATCGGCGCACGGGATTGGCGTCTCGGAAAACTTCCCGCACAGGGCCGCGTAAGCGGTTTTTTTGTGCGCTCGCTCCAGTTTACGATTTTGTCGAGGCTGGACGGGCCTCTCGCAAGAGGGGGCCGGTACGGAAGTTCCGGTACGCCAACCCGTTCAGTCTCGGCACCCATGATTGGCGTCATGCTGCCGAGTTATAACTAACTTCCGGAGCTAAACATGAACGCTTTACAATCCTTTCATTTCCATACCCATCAACTGAACGTTATTATCGATGATCGCGGTGAGCCGTGGTTTATCGCCAAACACGTCGCGGAAATCCTCGAATACAGCGATGCGTTTAAGATGACGTCGAAACTCGCAGAGGATGAAGTTCAAAACCGCCAAATTGGCGGTTTTGGAAATCGCGGTGTTAATCTGATCAACGAATCCGGCTTGTACTCGGCGATCCTGACCAGTAAAAAGCCCGCCGCCCAGGCATTCAAGAAATGGGTAACCTCCGAAGTGTTGCCGGCAATCCGCAAAACAGGCAGCTACGGGTTAACCGATCAGCAGATCGATATGATTGCGCAGCGGGTTCGGCAGGCATTGCTGCCGGCGCTGTCCGCGCCGGTCAAGCGAGGTTTTTACACGCAGGAAGAAGACGCCGTGATCCGTGAAAAGCGGGCGCTCGGCTGGGGCGCCCGCCGTATCAGCCGCGTATTGAATCGCAGCCTGGACAGCGTGGCGCACCGCATCCGCCGCTTGGGGGTGTAAGATGAGCCGCCTGGAAACCCTCGACCGCATCGACACCGTCGCCACCTGCCTGGAAGCGGTCAGCGACCTGATGAATCCGGAACCCGATCTGCACGCGGTCAACCGCGACAAACTGGCGATCCTGCTGAGCTTTTTGACCGACGAGTTGCGCGCGGCCAGCGCCGAGCTGGCCGGGTCTCGGCACGGCAACAGTGGCCACGCGGTTTTGCATACCGTATAATCCCGTCGTAATGTAACCCACCTAAAGCCCCCCGGAACCACGCCCGGCGGGGCTTTTTTATTGCCCGCCGTTATCCTATCGCTCAAATCCACTGAGCGATAGCCATGCCAAAAACGCCTACCACCATCGGCCAGTCCGGCCTCGACATCATCAAGCTGTACGAATCGTGCCGGCTCAAGCCTTACCTGTGCCCGGCCAACCGGCTGACCATCGGCTGGGGCCACCTGTTGGTGCCCAAATGGGACGCCGCCCTGTTCGGCCTGGAAGCCCAAAACCTCAAGCGCATCATCGGCGAATGCGAAAGCGCCCGCCGCGTCACGCGCGAGGCCGGCAGGCTGTTCATCTATCAGGAAGTCGCCGACAAGTTGCTGGAACAGGATGTTAAACAGGTCGCGCTGTTCGTGCATTCGGTCAGCCGCGTGCCGCTCAATCAAAACCAGTTCGATGCGTTGTGTTCGTTCGTATTCAACGTCGGACAGAACAAATTCGTCGATTCCACTCTGCGCAAAAAGCTGAACGCCGGCGACTACGAAGGCGCCGCCAACGAGTTTCCGCGCTGGAAATACGGCACGGTCAACGGCGAAAAAGCCGTGCTGCCGGGCCTGGTCGCCCGCCGGGACACCGAGCAGGCATTGTTCAACCTGAAGGAACCATCATGAAACGCAATATCATTTTCTCCATTTTTCTCGGCGTCATCGCCGTTCTACTGCTGTCGATCTGCGTGTCGGCGCGGGCCGAGCCGGCGTTCAACGCGCTCGACCCCGGCGATCCGCAGTATGCCGAATATCAGTCCAATCTGTGCGACGGCACGCTGGAAGTCTACAACAAGCTATACGCGGAGCAATACTGGCTCGATCACCTCGATCCGAAAATGGCCGCGAAATCGCCGGCGCAGCGCGAGGATTGGGTCGTCAATTACGCGATCACCGCCAGCCTGCGCGATACCTGGCGCGAACGCTACCAGGCCAACTGCGGCAACCATGATCCTGCCGATCCCGACGAGGACGCGACATGAGCGGCTGGAAGACCAAGGCGGCCGCGTTTCTGTCGATTCTCTACGGCCTGGCCGGCTGGGCCTTCGGCCTGCACGGGCCGGACGAGGCGATGAGCTACGTGATTGCCGGCATGAGCCTGATCGGGGTCGGCCATAAAATCGAAAAAGTTGGAGGCGCGCTTGAAAAAGCCAAAACCGACGAACTGCTGGATCTGGTTCAGCGCAATATGCGCCCTGTGGATGCTGACGGCCTGCGGCCCGACGCTGAAGATCGAGGGCGCGGCAGTTAAACCGGCCGCCTGCGTGCAAATCCCCGCGCCGGCGCTTTTACCGACCGACATCAAGCTGGAAATTAAGCGCGGCGAGCTGCTGATCTGCGATCCGGGATGCGAGCAGCTGCTGCGCGGCTATACGGGGACGCGCGAGGCGGTTCTTCAGGCATGGCCGCCAAAATAAGGGCATGGTCAGCCGTGGCGCTGTTTTTGACACTGTTAACCGGCTGCGCGAGTCCCTGCCGGTTGACAGTGAGCTACCAGGGCGATTTGCATAAACCGATTGAGATGTACGCGTTTCAACCTGGCGTGGCGTGTATTTATTGACAACAGACTTTCTGCCGGATGCGCGGCGCTTATCCGGCCTACTTTAAACATCGAGCGAACATGAATATTTATTTGAAAGCCCACATCACCGGCATTACAGCCGCTGATCTCGACAACGCCGACGCTATCGAGCGATGCATCGATAATGCCGTCGACGATCTGGCCGACGAACTGCATCAGCAACTCTACGACCTCAAGCTAGACCGCCTGGTGCGTTTCTGCCAAACCGGGAGCTTCGAATGAACATTAAAGCCGCCGCAATCAACAGTTTCGCCCAGTTCATGCTGGGCGGCGAAACCTTCAAGAAAATCCGCCACACCGTCACCGCGCTGAACGCCCGCAACCTGAGCGGCGAACAGAAACGCCAGATCGCGCTGGAAGACATCCAGGCGATCGCCGGCGACCTGGCCGGCTGGGCGATCAATCTCGGCATCGAGCTGGCCGTGGCGTATTTGAAGAGCCTGGCGAAATAAACCTAAGGGGCGGTAATGGACTATTCAGCGGCCAAATTCTGGTTCGACGTGGTGCAAACGGTCTTGATCGCGGTGATCGGGCTGCAAAACTGGTTTGGTAAACGGCATGCGGCGACCGAGGCGGACATCAAGGCCTTGCGCTACGACATCGACGGCAAGCTGAACGCCCAGGCCGAACGCCTGACCCGCGTCGAGCAGGACTTGGAGCATGTGCCGGATAAGGCCGACTTTATCCGCGTGCACGAGCGCCTCGACAAGATGACCGGCGATTTGTCCGGGCTGAAAGGCGAGTTTCATGCCGGCAACGAGCTGTTGAAAACCATTCACCGCTACCTGATGGACCATAAATGAGCGATTTCAATCAATTCGAAACCCAACGCCGGCGCCTGGCCATCCTGGCCGTGCTGAGCTTTTCCGGCGGCTACCGCATGCCGCTGCGCTCGATCCGCGACCAAGTCGAGCAGATCGGCTATGCCGCGTCCCCGGACCGCATCGCCACCGATTGCGCCTGGCTGGCTGAGCAGGATCAACTGGCCGTTAACAACGGCATCGCGATCCTGAACGAGCACGGACGCTCGACCGTGAATGGCTGGAGCGCCACGCCGGGGATTTCGCGGCCGACGCCGGGCGAGATCGACGACATGAAACACGCGATCGTGCAGGCCGGCATTGCCGCCGCGCAAGCCGCGCTGAGGGGAGAATGATGATGATCAGTCAATTCGTAGGCCGGATAAGCGCAGCGCATCCGGCGAACAGGGACATGCCGGATGCGCTATCGCTTATCCGGCCTACGCCGTGGATGTGAGCAATGGCGCATGACGACAACATCAAGCGCAAGGTCCGCGCCGCCTACATTTACGACTGCGTCGAGCTGACCACGGCCGCCGAAGTCAACCAGGTGCCGCTGCCGACTGCGCGGCGCTGGAAGCTGGACGCGAAAAAGGCCGGCGACGATTGGGACAAGGCGCGCGGCGCGCAATTGCTGGCCGGCGGCGCCGTCGACGACGTGGTGCGGCAGACCTTAACCATGATGATCCGCAATGTGCAGGCGACGATGAGCCAGATCGAGCAGGACGGCGAAATGACGCCGGACAAAAAGGTCGCCTTGCTGGCCACCGCGTCCGACGCGTTCAGCAAAAACGCCGCTGCCCTGCGTAGATTCGCTCCGGAAACCGACGCGCTGGCGATTCGCCTGGACGTGTTGAAGAAGTTGGCCGAGTTCATTCATTCACGTTTTCCGCAGCATAAGGAAGCGTTTGCGGAGATTTTGCAGCCGTTCGGGGAGGTATTAGCCGATGGATGATTTAAAGAAAATCGCCGCCAAAATCGCGAAATGTTTAGCACTGGCCACATCCGACAACCCGGCGGAAGCCGAGGCCGCGAAGCGCCAGGCCGACGCCTTGATGCGGAAATACAGCCTGACATCTACGGACGTGCTGGCTGCGCGGGCAGGACAATACAGCGCTAAAACCGGCGGCAAATATAAACCGCCGGTCTATGTGTGCCGGCTGGCTGGCATCATCGCCAACGCATTTGGCTGTGAAGCGTTATCTGGATCTGGCTGCGGCTGGGTGCAAAGCGAGATGATATTTATCGGCCTGGGCATCAAGCCGGAGCTGGCGGGATATACATTTGACGTGCTGCGCCGGCAGCTCATCAAAGATCGGGCGGCTTATCAAGCGACACTGAAACGCTATAAGCGCGAAAACAAAACCCGTATGGCCGATTTATTTTGCCAAGCCTGGCTTCATAAAATCCATGCGCAGGTGCAAGCGTTTGCCGGCAATGAACAAGACAAAGCCGCGATCGAGGCTTACAAGGTGAAGCACTTCGACAACGTAACGCAAGATAAAAGGGAAGCGGCAAAAGTGCGCAGCACAAACGATTTTGACGCTATTGCCAAGGGGATAAATGCGGCCAGCGATGTTTCGATTCATCAGCCCGTTCAGAAAGCTAAAAATCATCTGATCGGTCATGGCTAAAACCTCCACCAAAGAATTCCTCAAAGGCATCGGCCAGCTCGCCGACTCGTTCCGCCAGCGGATCGAGTCGGAGGTGGACGGCTTTGCCGCCGATCCGCAGGCCAGCGCCGAGCGCAAAAAGCGCGCCCAGGGCGATTTCGAGTTCTTCTGCAAAACGTACTTTCCGCACTATGTAAAGAAGTCGAATTCGGTTCTGCACGATTATCTATACCAGCGCCTGCCGGAAATCGCCGACTCGAAAGAAGCCGAAACCGACGCGATCGCCGCACCTCGCGGCGAGGCCAAATCGACCATCACCAGCCAGTTGTTCGTGCTCTGGTGCGTCATCACCGGCCGCAAGAAATACCCGATGATCGGCATGGATGCGTTCGACCAGGCCGCCATTATGCTGGAAGCGATCAAGGCCGAGCTGGAGTTTAACCCGCGTTTGTCGCTGGATTTTCCCGAAGCGATGGGCCGCGGCCGCGTGTGGCAAACCGGCGTGATCGTGACCGCCAACAACGCCAAGATCGAGGCGGTCGGCAGCGGCAAGCGCATCCGGGGCCGCCGGCACGGGCCTTACCGGCCGGATCTGTTCATCGGCGACGATCTGGAAAACGACGAAAACGTCAACACGCCGGATCAGCGCGACAAGCTGCAAAGCTGGCTGACCAAGGCGGTGCTGAAACTCGGCGGCGCGGGCGAAAAGTTCGACGTGATCGTGATCGGCACCATCCTGCATTACGACTCGGTGTTAAACCGGCTGTTAAAAAACACGCTGTGGAAGTCGCGCAAGTTCAAGGCGGTGATCCAGTGGCCCGACAACATGGACCTGTGGGACCGCTGGGAAGAGCTGCTGCTGAACGTCAGCGAAGAGGCCGCCGGCGCGTTTTACCGGGACAACGAAGCGGCGATGAACGCCGGAGCGATCGTATCCTGGCCGGCCGGGCGCCCGCTGGTCGCCTTGATGAAGCTGCGCGCCCGCGACGGCCACGCCGCGTTCGATTCCGAATTGCAGAACGATCCGCTCAGCGACGACGACGCGCCGTTCGCGGCCTGCATCAATTTCTGGGTCAACCGGCTGGCGGACTGGGTGTTTTACGGCGCCTGCGATCCGTCGCTCGGCAAGAAAGGCGTTAGCCGCGACCCGTCCGCCTTGCTGGTCGGCGGCTTCAACCGCAATACCGGCATTCTGGACGTGATCGAGGCGGCAATCAAAAAGCGCCTGCCGGACAAGATCATCGAGGACGTGATCGCCTTGCAGCGCGAATACCGCTGCCAGGTGTGGGCGATCGAAACCGTGCAGTTTCAGGAGTTTCTGAAAACCGAGCTGGTCAAGCGTTCCGCCGCGCGCGGCATTCCGGTGCCGGCGCGGGCGGTGGTGCCGCATGCGGACAAGTTGCTACGCATCGAATCGCTACAGCCGCACATGGTTAACGGCCTGATCCGCCTGCACCCGAGCCAGCACACGCTGATCGAGCAGCTGCGGCACTTTCCGAAAGCCGATCATGACGACGGGCCGGATGCGCTGCATATGTTGTGGATGCTGTGCGTGTCCGGCTTGAATAAAACCTATCAAGGACTCAAACTTAAATGGCTATAGACCGTACCTCCGATCAATTCCTGCTCGACGCCTACAGCGGCCAGGGCGGCTTTGCGACCGGCGCGTATCTGGTCGCGCATCCGCGCGAAGACCTGACCGCTGGCGGCAAGTTCGACCGCCGCAAAGAACTGGCGGTGTACCCGAACTTTTCCCGCAAGATCGTCGACGTGTTCACGGGCTTCCTTTGGAAACAAACGCCCAACCGCGAAAGCGACGATCTCTACACGCAATTTCAGAACGACGCCAACGGCGCGGGCGGCAAGCTCGACAAGCTGCTGTTCACTTATCAGCGCCTGGCGATGATTCTTGGCTCGGTGTACATCATCGTCGACAAACCGAAAATCCAGGGCCAAACCCGCGCCGATCAGGCCCTGCCGTATCTGGCGCTGCGCTTGCCGGGGCAACTGGTCGCTGAAACCAAAGACGCCGCCGGCCGCTGGCTGTCGGTCACATTTTCGGAAACGATGGACGGCGAAACCGTTTACCGGACGTTTACGACTACCGGCTGGAAGCTAAGCAAAAAGACTGACGGCACGGATGTGATCGACCATGGCGAATACAGCCTGGGCCGCGTGCCGGTCGTGCGGCTGCATATCGCCGAACCGCTGGACCCGTCATCCAGCCGCAGCCAAAGCTGGTTTTACGACCTGGCCGGGCTGAACTGGGATCTATACAACACGCGCTCGGAGCTGCGCGAGCTGTTCCGCGCGCAGACCTTCGCGATTCTGGCGCTGCCGGTGGCGGACGAGTCGGAGCGCGAGCGGCTGAAGGATTTGACCATCAGCACCGAAAACGCGCTGACCTACAACCCGACCGGCGGCGGCGATCCGAAATTCATCGCGCCGCCGGCCGATCCGGTCGAGCTGTACATGAAGCAGATTGCGGACACGGTGACCGACATTTACCGCGTCGCCAATCTCGAATTTGTCGGCGGCGTGCAGCAATCGGGCGTAGCGCTGGCGTTCCACTTCCAGGAAGCGAATAGCTCTCTGGGCGGCATGTCGGGGCAATGCGAAGCGGCCGAGATCGAAATCGCGCAACTGGTCTATTTGTGGCAGGACCACGAGTTTAGCGGCAATATCGCCTATCCAACCGAGTTCAACATCACCGATCTGCAACAGGCGATCGGCGTTGCGATGGATGCTGTCAGTCTGGGGCTGGGCGCCGAATTCGACAAGGCGATCAAAAAACGCCTGGCGCGGCAAATCCTCGCCAACGATACGGCGCCGAGCACGATGCAGGCGATCGACGACGAGATCAATGCGCAAGGCGACACCTACGGGGACCGGCTGCGACAGCAGGCGGGCGTATGAGCGTAGTCAAGTTTCCCGCGTCGACAAACTTATCCCCTGAACAGGCGATCGATTCCGCTAAACAGGACGCCGACAACCTTAAACAGGTTTTGATTATCGGCTTCGATGACGATGAACGGCTCTATGTGCGTTCATCGAAAATGGTCAATGCCAAGGCGCTGTGGCTATTGAAAGTTGCCGAACTGGAGCTGCTGGGCTTTGGCAACTGATTACACCGAACTCTATCGCCGCCTGGCGCAGGAAATCCTCAAACACGACGGCAAGATAACCGACGACGCTCGCGCCTTTGTCGCACGGCTCACCGCAAAACTCCAGGCCGAAGGCTGGCAGCTCGGCCCCGAGGCCGAAGCGGCGCTGGCCGACTACCTGGCCGGCGCGCAAACTGCGATCCGCTCCGCCATCACCGGCGCCCTGACCACGGCCGCCGGGGCGGGCCTGGCGATGAAAAGCGCCCGGGTCGCCAAACTGGCCGAGCAGGCATTCAGCGAGCAATGGCCGGACGGGCTGACCCTTTCCAAGCGCCTGTGGAGCTGGGACAGGGAAACCCGCACCGGCCTGACTCAAGTCCTGCGCGATGCGATCCGCCAGGGCCAGAGCGCGAACCGCACGATCTACGCCATACAGCGCCGGATCGAGCGCGCCGCCGGCGGCGATAAGTTCAAGATCGTCGAGCAATACCGCGACGACTGGGCGACCGAATTGTGGCAATCCGCGCAGACGATCATCCACGACCCGAAGGCCAAGGCGCAATGGGCGTCCACGGTAAAAGACATCAAGCGCCATATCGACCAGCTAGCCGAAACCGGCACGCGCTCGGCGGCCGAGCGGCTGTTCAGTCAAATGCTGGAAGCGGTTAAACAAGGCAACGGCGATCTGGCGGCCCGGTCCGTGCATTGGTGGATCTACGACAAGCAGCTCTTTCATTTGAAGCGCATCGCCCGCACCGAAATGGCGACCGCCGCGCACCGGGCGGTGATCGACGGCACCCAGGACGACGAGACCGTGATCGGCTACCAGTAGTGGCGGCTGTCCTCATCGCACCCGCGCCTGGACATCTGCGATTATTACGCGAATATCGAAATGGGCCTGGGCCGTGGCGTATGGACCAAAGATAGCGTGCCGCGCCACAAGGCGCATCCGCATTGCATGTGTCTTTTGATTCCGCGCGTGACGCGGATCAAGCATGTCGGTTCGCAGGATTATGCCGAGTTTGTCAAAGGCGTGACGCCGGAGCGGCGCGAGCAGTTGTTGCCGAAGTGGGCGCAGGCCGCGCTTAAAAAAGGCGCGCCGCTGGATCAGATGATCCGGGCGGACGGGTTCGGGTTGATTTCGAAAAAGGACGCGGTAGCGTTGCAGCTGATAGACGAATCCTCGTTAAAGTGACGGACGAATCTAAGCCGCTCTAAGGCGCAAAAGCACCCAGGAGCGCACCCGATGTATCGCTTAAGGTTGTTACCCCCTGTTAACCCCCCGTTAAATTGCGTTTAATCGCCGCTTCGGATTATTTGCCCTGGTCTGATTTTCCGTTTATGATGTTTTTTGCCGGTTTCGCCCCCTAGCGCATCTCCCTGGAACCGGTTCCGCCTGATTCTTTTTATCCCCGCCTCGTATCCTGTGCCGGTACTTTCATTTACCCGGCAATATTCAGGAGCCCTCGATGGCAGATCCAAACGAGAACCCAACCCCACCGGCCAACCCTGCGCCGGCAAATCCCGCGCCCGCCGTCGACGTGCAGGCCGAAGTTCAAAAAGCTCTGGCCGCCGAACGCGCAGAATTCAAGAAGCAACTGAAGGAAGCGACCGGCCACGAAAGTTTCGAGGCGTTGCAGGAATCCAGGCTGAAAGAGCAAGGCAAGCTGCAGGAGCTGGCCGACGCCAAGGCCCTGGAAGCGCAAACCTTCAAGGGCAAATTCGAACAAACCCAGATCAAAGCGGCTTTGCTGTCGGCATCCACCGATGCGCTGGACCCGGCGACGGTTAGCGATTTGCTGGCCGGCAAGGCGGCCTGCGATGATAACGGCAATGTCACGATCGACGGCAAGCCGGTCGCCGAGGCGGTGGCGCAATTGCTCAAGGACAAACCATTCCTGGCCAAACCGCAAGGCGGCTCCGGCTCCGGCAGTCCGCAGCAAACGCAGACGCCCATCAAGACTGAAGAGGCTGCGCCGATTTCCCCTCAACAACGGCTGATCGCCGCCAGAAAAGCAGGTAAATAATCATGGCATTGACACTTATTGAAGCGGCCAAGCTGGAAACCGGCAACGAAGTCCGCCGCGCGATTATCGAGATGTACGCGGGTTCGTCCGACATTCTGATGAATCTGCCGTTCGACGACATCATCGGCAACGCGCTGAAATACAACCGCGAGGAAGCGCTGCCAGGCGTGGGATTTCGCGGCGTGAATGAATCTTACACGCCATCGACCGGCGTGCTGAATCCGCAAACCGAGAATCTGGTGATCGCCGGCGGCGAGCTGGACGTGGATACCTTCATCGTGCAAACGATGGGCATGGATCAGCGTTCGGTGCAGGAAGCGATGAAGGTGCGCGCGTTGGCACTGGCCTGGACACGCAAATTCATCAAGGGCGACCAGCTCAGCGACCCGCGCGAATTCGACGGCCTGCAAACCCGGATTACCGGCAATCAGAAGATCGCCGCCGGCGCGACCGCGAACGGCACGGCGTTGAGCCTGGCGAAACTGGATGAAGCGATCGACCAGACGCTGAATCCGACCCATTTGCTGATGAGCAAGGCGATGCGCCGCCGTTTGACGGCCGCCGCGCGCAATTCCAGCATCGGCGGTTATATCACTTACGACCGCGATGCATTCGGCCGCCAGATCACCAAGTACAACGATCTGCCGATTTTGATCGTCGACCAGGACAATGAAGGCAGCGCGATTCTACCGTTTACCGAAGCGGCGACCTCGGGCACCGCGACCGCGACCTCGATCTACGTGTTGAGCCTCGGCTCCGGTTCGTTGTTCGGCATTCAGAACGGCGGCATCCAGGTCGACGACATGGGCAAGCTGCAAGCCGAGCCGAAGTACCGAACCCGCGTGGAATGGTTCAACGGCCTGTGCATCATGAACGGCCGTGCCGCGACCCGCCTGTGGTCGATCGCCGACGCCGCCGTTACCGCTTAATCGGGAGAACGCAATGGGACAACATTCGAATTTTATCTATGACAACGGGCTGTTGTTGAAAGCCGCCGGCCTGCTGGCCGCTTCCGCGGACGGCACGATCATCGATCTGGGCGCCGGCTTCGTCAAAGGCAACGTGGTGATCGACCTCAGCGCCTGCGAAATCGCGACCGGCGACGAGATTTACACGGTTTCGCTGGAAGGCTCGAACGTGGCGGCGATGACGTCCGGTTCGGCCTGCCTGGCGAAGAAGGTTTTCGGCAACCTGGTGGTGCCGATGGACGCGGCGCTGAGCGCGGCCGGCCGCTACGTGATTCCGTTCCGCAACGAGGAAGGCGGCACACTATATAGATACGTGCGCCTTTCGACGCTGATCGCGGGTACGATCGCGACCGGCATCAACTTCAGCGCGTTTATCGCGAAAGACGACTAGGAGGCAGCGATGGCATTGGTCACGATTTATTCGCCGGAAGGCGTGAAAGAAGAGCGGGAGCCGGTCGATGCGCGCGAATGCGTTGAGCATTGCGGCTATAGCTACGAACCGCCGGCCGCCGATGATTCTAAGGAATCGACCGAAGGCGCCGGCGAAAAGTCGGCAAAGGACAAAAAGTGAGCGACGGCATCCGCCTCGAACTCGGCAATCTGCCCTCGGTGCTGGCCGCGCTGAGCGATCCGCGTTTGCTGCAACTGGCAGTGAACGCGGCGGCGGAAAGCTATACCGACGACACGCTGGACTGGATAGCGGCGGGGCGTTCGTTCACGTCGCGCACCGGCCAGTTGGAGCAGTCGATCGGCTGGCGCGGGCGTGGCAACGGTTCGGCGGAAATCTTCGCGAACGCGGAACATGCCGCCTACGTGGAACAGGGCACCGGCCCGCATGTGATCGAGCCGGGACCGGGGCGCAAGGCGCTGAAGATTCCGGTCGGCGGCGGTTATATCCTGCGCCGCTCGATCAACCATCCCGGCAACCGCCCGTTTCCGTTTTTTTTCGCGGACCGGGATAGTCGGATCGAAAACATGACCGCGCGCGCCTTGTCGGTGATCGCGGCGCACGGGGGAATCGGCAATGCCGCATAAATACGCGCAGTTGACCGATTGCACCGATCCAGCCCTGGCGGTGACGGATCTGCATATGAACGACGCCGACGCCTACGTCGATCTGTCGCTGGCCAACATGGGCATCAATGCCACGCTGGCCGCGACGATTACGCTGCCTAACCCGCATCTGAAGGCGATCGCGGTGGCCTGGGCCAACCATCTGGCGGCAGTGGCCGGCTCGATGGGCGACAACCTGGTGCTGAAAGACAAGGCCGAGAAATATAAGGACATGGCCGAACTGCTGGTTAAAAAGCTGACGCGGCCTGCGCTCGGGCTCAGCGAGCCGACCGGCGCGGGCTTCGGACAGATTAGCCTGGGGCGCGGATGAGCCTGGCGAACCTCAACGCGCTGCGCGCCTATATACAGAATGATGCGGGTTTGCAGGCGTACTGGACCGCGCATTACGGCAAGCAGCCGCGCCATTTCATCGGCTACAAGCGGCCGGTCAGCGCGAACGATTTTCCGGCGGTGTGCTACGTGCCGGTGAAGGCGGTGCGAGGTATGCAGCCGTTCGAGGACGAATCGGTCAGCCTGGTGCTGTGCATCCACGAGCCGGCTATGGCCGACGATGTATTTGACGGCATGGCGCGGCTGGCCGAGATCGAGGACAAGGTGGTTGCCTTGCTGCTGGCCACGGCCGCGCCGGTATCGGTGCGGGACGGCGCGATAACCGTCACCAATGACCTAGGCGTTCGGCACCCGTTTTACGAGACCGAATTGCAGTTTGTGCTGCGCGTGACCGGCTCGATCGGAGTCGATTTGACGGCGCTTGATGACTTCGAGACCTTCCACGCCGATTACGACGTGGACCCGCACCAGACGCAGGCCGAACATCAAAAATGGATCGCCGAGCCGCCGGTTTATACGGCGAGCCGGCCGGAATTGACTGACATAACCAATTTACCGTAGGACTAGACCATGCTCATCGGACAACCCGTTATCGTGCAACCCGTCGGCGGCCTGGCCGTCAAGAAACCCGACGGCACCGATCTTGCCGCCGGCGGGGAGGTCGTGATCGCATCGGCCTATTGGCAGCGGCGGGTGGCGGACGGCAGCGTGACCGAAGCCGGCGGAGCGCCGCCGGCGGGGCCGATCGGCATCGGAAGAATTGTGATATATGACCAATTGGTGGATAGGGCGAGTGCAACGGATTTTGGCGTCGGCTTGGCCCTGGTCTTGGCCACCAAGACTCTCTATATGTGTGATAGTTCCGCATGGACCGGATCTGTCGCCCTGGACAGCAATGGCGATCTTGTAGCGAATATCATCCCGCGCACCGATACGCTGAATAACTTGCTGGCAACGATAGGAAGCGCCGGAGAGCTAGCCTCCGCGACGGATCAACCCGCCATTGTCAAATTTAAGGGTACTACCGCAGGTGGTGCCGTGTTTACAGCTGACCAAGCAGGTTCCGGTACAATATTCCCAGTATTCGAAGACATCAACGTAGATCCGGTGACATCTTCGTGGGACCCAGTTCATCAGATTGATTTTTTATCGTTTGGCTACGTAAACAGATCGTCAGGAAATACTACAACTCTCCCAATCCGTGGGTTCACAGATGGTATTGCTACTGTTTTATCATACAATGGCCGTGATTTTTTTCGGGCTGCCGACAGGGCTGCCGACTCGCGCATGGCAACCGATGGGGGGGCGCTTGTAGCGGTGCCTACCGCCGCAGGTACTACGGGATATTACTGTGCCGCGCCGTTCGATACTTGGACCCCATTAACCGGAAACATTGCTGCCACATCAAAAGCGATGTCTCAACCGGTAATGATTACCCAAACCAAGGCTATTACCATAGAAACCACCTCAGGAACAACATGCTCAGAAATTGATTTAGCAGCCAAGACTGCCACATCTAAACCATTACCTACCGCAGGTGTTTGGACGCTGCCTGTGGCAGATCAGTACGCGTACACCTCCCCTTTAGCTATTTCGGCAATACCTAATACGGTGAATGTGGCGGTATATATAAATACTGCAGGGGTTAGTGGTTGGGTAGCGAAAAATGTGCCAGCTGCTCTCGGTGCTACTCCGTTTGTTTGTATGAGTGGCAATGTAGTATTAATAGGCACCCTAAACTCAACTGTCGCTTATGTAGCGTCTTATGACAGGGTTCAAAACACTTTGGGTAATTGGGTGGTGACGACGTTACCATCCACAATAAGTTTCAGCAGTCAGATTGCAGGCAATGATTTTAAATTGGTAATGCCAGGTGCCCCTGCTGGCACAATCGCGCAATCGGTCGATGGCATAACTTGGACAACAATACCGTTTGGTGATGCCGGTGGGGTCTTGTCAGTCATTGCTTTTTCTAATGGATTTGCTATCCAAGCGAGTGCGAACTGGTTCCTGTCCGGTGACCGAACGGTGTCGAAGAGTACTGATTTTCAAATTACTGCCGGAAAGGCAGATCAATCTTCACTTACTTCATTACCAGCATTACCTAACGCCCCATCTGGGAATAGCGGGGCAAGATATAGTTTCGTTGGACCAGCAACGAAACTTGGTATTAATTGGACGTTTAGTGATGCTGATATTGTAGGTGGTGTTCTAAATTGTCTCACATTGACTGAATTTTTGAACGTAAATACTACAGCAAACGCAACACTGAGAGTTAATCTACCACCCAACCCTTACAATGGCCAGATAGTTAATATCCGTTTTCAGGCCGCTATTACTACGCTGACAATGGGCACGCAAGGGGCACCTACTGGCCAAACTGTGATGGGGGCTGCTACATTCAATATTTCAACCGTTACAGCAAGATCAGTTAAGCGATTTATTTTCTGTGCAGACAATACGGACTGGAGCCAGTTGTAATGAAACTTATACATGGTGGAAATCGACTTGTGCGGGGTTCAAATCAATTTGAGCAGAGTGATCTCAACCCCCAAATAACGCCATTTTCCGAGGCGGGCACCTATAGTCAAGTTACGAGTGCCCATAAAAATAAGATAATCACCACAGTTACTGCGATCGCAGCAGATGCATGCTTCGCAGTAACACTACCAGAGGGAGCTTCAGTGGAGAATCAGTCCCCATCTGACGCGACCTTATCCAGTGACCATAAATTTAGGCCGAACTTTGGCACCGCAGAAAGCCGTGTAGTCAAATTCAGAGTCACAAATAAAAAAGGTCAAAAACGAGAGCATCAGTATACAGTCGGTCATGGTTACGATCTAACATTTGATCAGCTTGATAATTACGTCTCTAATATAGTTGCAGGAAAAGAGAAAAATCTAGCGTTACACGTCCAAAACGCCGTTTTAGGCATGGTCGCTGGGAAGACCTCTGCATACGATTACTGGCGCGTTCATAACCCGGACAATCTGAATGGGCTGAATACACAGTGTATGTTCACTACAACAAACGCGGATGTAAATAATTTCTCGATTACCAGAAATCCTAATTTATTCACAAATGGATTTGTCGATCTCAGTGGAATCTGTGTGTATCGCGAAGGCAACGGAACCAATAAGCCGAATGGCTACCCGCTTACTCTGATTCACCCGCGTATCGCCATGACGTGTGACCACACTGCGGCCTACATTGGGCAGAAATTCATTTATCTCGACAGAGCGGGGAATTATCAGACGCGACATGTAGTGGCGACGAAGACGCTCTACCCAGACGGAGGGGATTTCTTCCACCTGTTTGATTTGGATTTTGATGTCTCTCCTTACCTGGGCAGTCCTCGGATAACCATCATGAAAATGATGCCGGCGAATTACGAAACGTATCTGCCCGACCAAAACATGAAACAGGATTTTCCGGTTTTGATGATGGGTAATGCAGGCGCTCAAGCGCAATGCCTGAACATGTCGCCAGCGCCGGTTAGCTATCTGGGCATCCTGAACAGCGTTACGGGCCGGTGGAAGGTGATACATGGATGGAACCAATGGATTAATGGGACTCTGAATAGGCAAACCTATGAGGAGGCAATGGTAAATCCATATCATCCCCCCATCGCGACTAACCACAACTTGAGCAGCCTGTATACCTGGGGCTTCACGATCAACTTCGGGGATAGCGGGTCGCCAATTTTTGCAACAATTGATCCAGCGGGAGGAACGGACTATCAGCCTGTTTTGCTGAGCATGGCTACCGTGCTGGACGGCAGCGGTCTATGGTTTCCAGCCGTTACGGCACAAATAGAGTCTGTAATGAATTCATTGCTGCCTGGTGCCGCACCAGCATACATTGACTTGAGTTTTTTCCAGTCCTATTAAGGGGGATCGCATGATTTTCGGACAATCCATCAGAATCAAACCCGCAGCCGGAGCCAACGTCCGCAAGGAAGGCGGCATATTTTTGCGGCCCGACGGCGAAACGGTAATCGCCTCCAACTACTGGCTGCGCCGCCTGAATGCCGGCGATATCGAGATCGTCACGTCGGACGATGCCGTAACTACAAAATCAAAACCCAAAGGCTAACCCATGCCAGACAACATTCCATTTTTAACCATCCCCCTCGACTGGCGTGTACCCGGCGCTTATGTCGAGATCGACCACACCAAGGCAGTGCGCGGATTGCCGGTGATGCCGCACAAGATGCTGGTGCTGGGCCAAAGGCTGAGCACCGGCACCGTGGCCGCAGGCATGTTGACCCGCGTCAGCCGCAAGCAAGACGGCGTCAACTATTTCGGGCGCGGCTCGATGCTGGCGCAGCAGATCGAGGCGGCGCTGAAGGTCAACCCGTACACCGAATGCTGGGCACTGGCGCTGGACGACCTGGTCGCGGGCGTGGCGGCGGCGCAGACGATCACTCTGACCGGCGCGGTCACCGCCTCCGGCACGCTCTATCTGTACATCGGCGGCCGGCGGCTGTCGGTGCAGGTCGTCGCCGGCGAGACGATGACCAACATCGCAACGGCGGTGGCGGCGGCGATCAGCGCGGATCCGGACGGCGCGGTGACGGCCTCCAGCGCGTTGGGCGTGGTGACCTGCACGGCGAGGCACAAAGGGGCCGAGGGTAACGACATCGATTACCGGGTCAATTATTACAGTGGCGAGTTCCTGCCGACCGGCCTGGCGGTGGCATTCGCCTCGTCCGTTACCGGCACAGGCAATCCGGACGTGTCGGCGGCGATCGCGGCGATGAGCACCATGAATCCGTACACGATCCTGTGCGGCTGGACCGACACCGCCAACATCCAGCAGCTGGAGGCCGAGCTGGACAGCCGCTGGGGCGGTATGGACATGCGCACCGGGCATGTGTTCGCGCACAAATCCGGCAGCTATTCGACATTGGCCGCATACGGTTCGGCGCGCAATTCGGCGCATACGACCTTCAGCGGGCTGTACAAATCGCCGACCCTGCCGTGGGTGATTTCTGCACAGTTCGGCGCGGCGGTCGAGTTTGCCGGCGCCAACGATCCGGCGCGGCCGTTCCGC